TCCCTATACTTACCGTCTACAATATCCGCATTTTCCATAAGGCTGTAGGAAGTTCCTAAAGCGTTCGCCCTGGTCATTTCTGTACGGATAATACGGGAAGCATTATAGTAGCTTTCCTGTATTCCCTGTGAAAGCTTCTTAGCGGCGTCGCTATACTGCATTTTCTTTGTAACCAGTTCTTTTACGACTTCTTCACTCTTAGAAGCCACAAGGGAAACACTGGTACGTATACGATCACTATAGGTTTTCTTATCCGGTAACCATGGGTTAGCTATAATACCTAACACGCCAGAAGCCGTAAGGTTTGGTACAGTTACCGCGCACTTCGCGGCCTGTTCCAAAATATACGCTGTAGTATTAGCCCCATAAAAAACAGTTCCGCATATCACAGACGTAGCAAACGGCTGTAGTTTTGCGTTTAGTAAATTCAGTTCCGGTATGATCTTCGTAAGGTATTCTTCCTGTATCTTTTTCGCCCACCGTCTGGTAGGAATGAAGTCCGGGTTCTGTTCATTTACATACTTTTTAGCAACTTCTTCCAGGTAGCCTACAGCTGCTTCCTGTAACTGTCCGTATGCCGGGGCAAGTTCAAGAATATGATCGTCTACGTAATCTTCCAAAAGGGAAGTATAGTAGTCTACGTATTCTTCATAGTGCTTTTGGGCTTCACTTATCCACGCCATACGCTACCCCCTATTCTGGCGGCTGTGTGATCGTGGAACCTGTAGCGCTGTTCTGCTGATCGTCTGGGTTATCTGGGTCGCCGCCGGTATCCCCCAGGTTATCCGCCCCATATCCAATAGCTGCCAGACTATTTGTAAGGCTTGTCTGTTGGCTTTCCTCTTTCTGCGCTCTCATTTCTTCAAGTGCTTTCTGTGGGTCGTCGATAAACCACAGCAGTTCATACAAATAACTATCTGGTACAATGTCGGCCAGTTCTGCCACAATGTCGGCGATCTCTTTATTATTCTGTGGAAGATTCCGGCTTATCGTAACTTCCAGCCATTCAGACTGGTACAGGTCGTCCCTGGCTTCGATCAGTTCCGGGGTAGTGATTGTTTCATACACACCAGAAACCGTACCGGCAGCATACAGCTTTTGAACATTCAAAAGGTCCGTAATAATCGCGAAGAAGCTACGGAACGCCTGTATAAGAAGTGGTTCCTTCTTACCGGCCTTAATATCAAGACCGGCGTATTTCATTTTGATTTCTGTAGCCGTCGCCCCGTTTAACTCTGCCAGTCGTGGGGTGTTGGTCGTGTCCATAATGTCGTTTTTCGTTCTAGTAAGACCATTTTCTACGGCGTTGTCGTCCTGTGACTGGGCTATAAAGCTGGCCTTACTATCCTTGTCCTTAAGTGCCAGGGCGCGGGCCTTTCGCATTTTCAGAACTTCGTTTTCGTCTACATCTACACCAGTTAAGCATAAATACTGATCTTGTAGGTACTCCATAAGGTTCGCTTTATCACTTAAACCGTGGCAGTAAGCTACAGCAAGTGGAACGACACCGTAGGCAAGATCAGACTTACCGTATCCCTTCACACGTTCGCTGTATTTCGCCGGTAGCTGGTTCTGGCAGACCACAACCGGGATACGGCCGGCCTTATGCTCTATCGGGTTCCCGGTCTTCGCTTCGGTTTCGTCCAGGTGTAAGCTTTCCATACTGTCACCGGTATAGTAAGTAACGTAGCGATCGTCGTAAACCTCTACTTTTGTTTTCGTGGTTTCGCTACCATTTTCCCATACCCCTACTTCATAACGCCGGAAAAGAAGCCTTAACCTCTTTCTGCCGTCGTAAATCGGTATGATCTCCTGTACCGGGTATTCACTGTAATCAATCTTACCTTTTTCGTCTACCCATACGATAATAGAACCAAAGCCACCTATACACATATCGCGTAACAAGTCGGAAAACTCCCCTTGTGCCTTATCCTTTAGCAGCTTCATAACTTTTTTACGGTATTCCGTGATAATCTCACGTTCTTCTGTTTCTTCGTCGTCCTGGTCCGGGTCTTCGACTGTATAGATAGGGGACTTACCTAGCATATAGTCCACAAGCGTATCTATGATAATCTGGACATAGTTAGAAATCAGCTTATTTTCTGTACCGCCGTCCCTAGCCTTGTCGCGCTGTTCGATTTCGTCCAGTTCACCGTCATAGGCTGCCTGGTACAAGTCTACAGCGTTATCCTTTATCCAGCTGTCGTGTTTTGCCACCATAGCCGCGACCCAGGAAGCGTTATCTTTAATCCAACGTTCCGCGGTCACCTGGTTTACTTTTTTCATTTCTGCCAATGTCTGCGGAATGTACGAAGATACCGCCATGCTATTACCCCCTTTCTATACTCCCGACTTTTCACGGTCAAAGGCTGTAGCCTTGCCAGTGTTCGGGTCTATGTTTCGTGCGGCCCTCATAAGCAAAAATAGGGCCATTACTAAGTCGTCGTGTGGAACGTGTCCCGGTTTACGTGGTTCGGCGTTCGCTGGGACATAAAAATTTATTGTTTGCTGGCGTTTGGCTTCCCTTGTAAGGTGTTCCACTTGCCACCGTAGTTCCTTCCATAGTTCCAGCTGATCCGGGTCTTCCGGTGCCTTCGGAACTTTGATTAAATCGTTATGGTTAAAATCGTAAGCCAGATACCCCAGCTTAGATTTACTTTCGTCACCGGCTGCCTTAAACTTATAGGCTTCTACCAGTCCGTCGTTATTTCTGTCGAATAACTCTTTAAGGTGGTACGCCAACGGTTCACCGATTCCGGTACCGTCACATACCCCACCAATAGCACCCCAGTAACGTATAATCTTCGGTAACATATCCCTTACTTTGCTGTGCTGCTTTCCGACCCACTGATATAAGCAGATCGGAACTATTGTACCGTCCCGTAAGAGATCGCCGACGATAAACGTAAGGGCGTCGCGCTTATGAATACCTACAGACGCTTCTACGTCTGTGGTTTCTTCTTCCTGTCCGGCTACGTCACACGCCCATATGTATTTATGTCCCTTGACCGGTTCTACTTGCATTTCAAAGCCACCGGAATACATACGGGCTACGCCTTCCGCGGAAAAGAAACGACCGATAGCGTCTACAGCTTTAAGAAGGTACTGTGTCTGTATGGCTATGTGGTCCATTCCCAGACGGGCTACCTGGTTATCAAACGCTTTCTTGTAGTTCGTATTACCGGAAGCGATAACCGCGTAGGCGTCTATCTTAAATATCAACTTCGGCCGGTACCCCAGTTCCTTTTCTAAGCGATCTTCCATATCGTGGGCCATCAGTTCGCCACGATAGATAAAGCTGTCCTTTGTCCAGGCTACACCCCACAGCACCGTAGTAGCATTGTTAAACGAACCCATAGGCTGGGCGTCGCGCTCCCACTTATCGGCGTCTATGTCCTGGCTTTCGTCGCCTTCCAGTAGTGTGTAGGCTGTCTGGGACGCAACGTTAGCCGTAGGGTTAATGGACAGGAACGCCCATTTATTACTATCGCGGGGCGGTCCGATATGGAATTTATAGCCATCTGATTTACTGTACTTGCAAGGCTGGCCGTCTACCTTCGCTTGACCGGACGTTATCACGCTACCGGCAAGCCCGCCACTGTCCAGCGTTGGGGCGCCTTCCAGACGGTCCATAGACGCTTGTATCTGTGGCTTGTATACCGGGGCGAATTTTACGCCCGATACAGGTACACCGAAGTACCAGCCATACAGCAGTAAATAGTGTTGTAAGAAGGCGCTAATCTCATTCTTACCAGCCTGTCGTGTGATCTGTACCACGAAGTACCAGCCCAACCCATTTAAGCAGCTATAAAGAATAGCATCGGCTACCTGTATCTGGTAGTCGAAAGGGTCATTTTTACGAAGAAGCCGCCACGCTTCCCGTAGGTTCTCCCTCTTAAACAGATCACCGAAGTTACTAAGTACGTTGTACGGTATCCCTTGTTTCGCTGCCCGGACGGTCTGGGGTATCGCCGTCATTACCGGGGCGCCGGTCAAGGGGTCCGTGTCTGCCACGTAAGTAAATTCTGTCTGATATTCGTATGTCATAGCACGAAGTCCGCGTAATCTGCTTTCTTAGGCAGCTGTACGCCTTTATCGCATATGCTACGGATATGATGTACTGTATCTGTACATAAGCGACACGACTTAAACGGACACCGGTTAAAGTCCCCGTTCTGTTCGCTGTACTGGCAAGTCAAACAGACACAACCCCTACAGCTTTTATTATCTTCTGCCATAATATTTACACCCCATATTCTAAGTAAAAAAGTCGTAGTTTCTCATAAATACAAGAAAAAGCCCTGTGTTTACACGGTTTCTGGTTATCAGAAAACCTGTAACAAGGCTTTTTACTACAGTTTTTACTACGTTTCCTGTTCTTTTTGTGTATGATCTTCGTTATTTCCCTTACTTTGCGCTTGTCCACCCCAGGACACGTAGACTTCACCTTTAGACGCTGCCCTTAACTCTGCATTAAGAGAAGCCATAATGTCGTCTGGTCCGTCGTCCTTGCCTTCTATAAGGTGTTTCTGTCCGATCAGACGCCGTAATGTGTTCATAGCACGATCTAAGGCGTTATCTTCAATCGTTCCAGCATGGTAGAAAGTCTTCATACCGTCACCTTCGCGACATATAACCCTAGATTTCCTGTAAGCTACTTCTTCACCTTCCAGATCACGGTCTTTTACAAACCGGTCTTTATGCTTCTGTAGATAGCTTACGATCTTAACGGTCTGTACTTTTATCATCATATCCAGGGCGTTAAATTCTTCTTCCTGGTTAATGCTTTCTAAAATGCTTTCTTCCTCTGGAAGCAGTACCTTAGAAAAAAGACCGTGTTTTGTGGAAGCTGCTATTTGTCTGGCGCGTCCTTCTGCTGTCTTCGGACCTGTAGCAAGCCCGCCGTGTATCTTACACCGGCCATAGCCTTTATGTGGTGTTCCCATGCCCGCCGGATTCTTACAAGGCTGTCCGTTGTGCATGGCGCCGCAACAAAGGTTATAGTTTTTCCTGGACAAAGCTATTACGTTCATTTTATCCGCCTGGTCGGAAAACTGGCGTTTAAGACGCATATCGTAAGGGTCGAAGCCTTCCGGTAACTGCACTTTTTTTGTAGT